TAGCTCCGCGACGCTCGCCTCTGCCAGAGCTTCACGGAGCTCGCTAAGCGAGTTTTCGCTCGCGCCAGCCAGCTTTGCGCGCCTCAACAGCTCGTCGGCCGTGCCTTCGTCGATCCGCTTTGCCTTCGCTTCGGCTTCCTTGGCGGCTTTGGCGTCGTCTTCAGCCTTTTGCTTGGCTGCCTTCGCTTCGGCTTCCTTGGCGGCTTTGGCGTCGTCTTCAGCCTTTTGCTTGGCTGCCTTCGCTTCGGCTTCCTTGGCGGCTTTGGCGTCGTCTTTCGTATCGTCCGGCATGGTCGTTCCCTCAGAAAACTCTTGATGATGGTGCGGCGCCCCTCAGCGCCGCGTTCGATTGCGCGAGCGGCTAGCCTCAGCCGATCGGCGTGGTGATGAGGTAGCCAGCGAAGGTGGAGATCACCTTTTGCTGATCGCTCATCGACGCGCGCGAGACGTACGAGCCTTTGGGGCCGCGTTCTGGGTTCCACAGCAGGTCCGTTTGGATCGCGGCGTCCTGGAAGGAGTAGCCGAAGCACACGTTGCGCAGGCTCGGCGCCGTCGACACACGGTAGATCCCGAGGATGTCGGGCCACATGCGAGAGAACGATGCCGTCTTGTTCTCGTTGGCGGTGTCCTGGCGGGCCGCGCCCACGAGGAACTCGTCGACCTCGAAGTACTCGGCGAGCATCTGCCGCGTCGCGAACTTCGGACCAGCACCGCCAACACCGTATTTGAAGGTGTCGAGAATGCGCGGGTGGCGCTTCAGCACGTTGTAGACGCTGAGCGACGCGGCCGCGACGATGCGACTCGGCCCCATGCCTTGCCAAAGGTTGGCGCGAGCCGTGTCCACGACGCCGCCCGGGTCGCCGCCGGCCGAGGTGTCCCACCGATCCGAACCGGTGAGAGCCACCGTATTCGAGCCGAAGTTACCCGCGGTCGTCGCGGCCGTGATGATCCGCTTTTCGCGGTTGAACATCAGACCGTCGAGCACGTGTGACTGCGCGTCCACGATTTCGTTCAGCGGCGCGGTCTGGTTTTGGATGGTCATCCAATCCAGGTATTCGCGCAGCGAACGAATGGTGAGCGAGTAGGTGGCCTTGGTGCGCCCCTGCCCGATCTCGTTCGCGTTTGCGCGGTCCGTGACCGTGTCGTCGGGGTAGTTGAGGCGATCCTTTTGGTTGTACTGGAAGTACAGCCCGCTCAGATTTCCGCCCGTCATCACCGGCGGCATGATGCGCTCGCCAATGTAGTCGTCGTTGGCATACATCACCGACATCGACGTCAGGATTTCGTCCTGATGCACGTCGCCGGGACGCAAGTCTTTCAGCTCGAGCAGAGCGGCGTTGCGATCAGCAAACTCCGCGAGCTCGGCCGGGTCGCGTCGGTCGGCGACGCCTTTGATGTAGCGGACCTGCGCGTCGTACGCGAGGCCGCGCTCGGTGCGCTGATTGAGCTCTTGTCGTTCTGCTCGAGTGAACATGGTGCTTCCTTGACTGAAGGTTGCGGAAAGTGGTTAGGACGGCGCGCGATCAGGACCCGACGGTCGCTGAAGCCATGCCGAGGTTGAGGCCGGCGTATTCGCCAGCGGCGCCCGCTTCGAGCCATTGCCCGCAGCAAAGCATCTTGGTGGTGCCGCCACCGACGGTGCCATCGGTGAGGCCATCGCCAGTGCCGGAGTACTTGGCGAACGATCCTTGCGTGGCGGCGCCGGTACCGACGAGGCCTTTGACGATGCCCTTGCCCCAGTGCACGACGCGGATTTGCGTCGGGGCCGTCGTTCCGTTGCCATCGCCGGCGTCGAGCGCGATGCCGATGCCGTTGTCACCGATGGCGGCGATCTCCTGGACGTTCCCGCTCGACGTCTTGACGGGGAAGCCCTTGCGGACGGTTTGCCCTGCAACGACGGTATACGGGCGGATATCTGCGCCATCGAGGCGCTCCTGCACTCTGGCAATGGTCATGACTCAATCCTTGTTGGTGCCGCTGTGCGGCCACTGAACGGTCTGGTGTTGCGGCGCTAGCGACGCGAGGCGCGCTTGCTCAGGCCGACTTCTTCTGCGCGTTGGCGAGCACGGTCGACGAGGTCTTCGTCTTCGTCTCGTCCTTCGTGACGGCGCGAACGTGCGGCATGTCTGGACGGTTCTTCACCATCTTGGCGAACAGATCCGGGTTCGACTTGCGCAGCTCGATGAACTCGGCCTTCTCGGCGGGGGCGATCTTCTTGCCGACCAGGTCCTCGACCTCGCGCTCGATGAGCTTGTCTTCCGACTCGCCCTTCGCGTTCAACGCGGTCGCGAGTTCGGCGCTCTTCTCACCGAGAGAGGTTTCAGCGGTTTTCAGCGCCGTTTTGGTCGTTTCCAGCGTCGTTTCGAGCGCCTTCACGCTCTCTTCCGCCGTCTTGAGCTTGGTCTCGAGCACGGTCACCTCGGAGCTGAGCTCCACGTTCTTGCTCTCGGCCGCCTTCAGCTTGTCTTCGATGTCTTTGGACATGTTGGGGTCTTTCTCGGCGGTCGCCGAAAGGTGCGCATTCGCCGCGCGTGCGCGGGCTCGCAGTCGTTCGCGCTCGTTGCTATTGCCAGCGCTCAATGCGACTGCATCTGCATTTGCTGGGATAGCGACGGCGCTGATCTCGTAAAGTTCGTTGTCGGCGAGGTGCAGGACCTCGCGGTCGTTGTCGATCGTCTCGAAGACGCTATGGGGTAGGAAACCCACGCTCACGGCGCGAATAGATTCCTGGAGAAACCCCTGCCAGACGAGCTCGCCCATCGGGTTCGCCTTCTCGTCGACGAAGAACAGTGTCGCCTCGAGTTGTCCGTCTGTCGTGATGTCTTCGGCGTGGCCGATCGGAAGAGTGTCGCAAGCTGCACCGCCCAAACCAAGGAACCCGACGCGGTTGTGGTTGTACAAAACCACGGGGTTCTTCTTGTATCGCCCGAGCCGCTTCTCCCAGTCTTGCTCGACGATCTCATCGTACGAGTCGATCGAATTGGTCGACGCGATGACGCGCACGCAACGGCGCTTCTCGTCGATGGAACCCGCTTTGACCGTGACGCTGAACGTGCGGCGAATGAGGCCGTCGTCCGACTTCTCGGTGATGGCCGAAATGAGATCGCGCACGGCGGTATTGGGCTCGGTCATCGTGTTCGGACTCGTGGGGCAGCGCGATCGGCGTAGCCGGGCGCGTGGAAGTGCTCAGGGTGCCGGCGCTCGAGCTCGTCGCGCGCCGCCCTTTTTGGGTTTGGGCTTTGGCTTTGCTGGCTCGGTGGGCGGCTCTGCGTCTTCTTCGCCGCCCGATCCGTCTCCGCCGTCTTGCTCGTCGTCATTCGGATCTGGCTCCACGCCGGGGTTCTTGTCGCCGGCGCCTTCGCCGAGGAACTCGTCGTCTTCGTCGCCCTCGGGGATGCCTGTCTTCTCGTACACGTACGACGCGGGGATCTTCAGGCCAGCGTTGCGCAGCGCTTGGATCGCCTGCGAGAACTTCAGGAAGTCGAGCGGGTCTTCAGTGAGGAAGACGAAGGTGCCCGGCTCAATCGAGGGGCCGTAGTTGAGCGCGTAGAACGGCTCGACGATGTACTTTTGGACCGCGACCGAGAGGCAAGCCGCATCAGCATCGCGGCGGTCTTTGCGAAGTTCGTTGCGCGCCTGCGTCGCGGCACGCGAACCATTCGCGCCGGGCGACACCATGTCGGTTTGACCGAGCACGGCTTTCGATTCTTCATCAGCGAGGAAGTCGGCTAGCTCCTTGTGGGCGCTGACCTTCCCGCCACCGGTCTGCTGCGGCCACTCGAGTTCGATCGCGACGGTCTCGGGATAGATGGCCGTCCCGTTCGTCGTGATCGCGGAGAGGATCTTGCGCAGCGCGTCGCGGTCCGGCTTGCTCGCGTTCTTTTGGTATTTGCCGAGCCGCCAGGGCTTCCAAGCGAGCTCGGCGAGCTGCAGCCAATCGCGTAGGTCCCACGTGCGGAAGAGCTCCATCCACACGATGAGCCGGCACAGCCCCTCGCGGGCCATCACGTCTCCGTTCACGCGTGGCGTGACGCCGGTGAACTTTCCAATCGGATAGTCGGCGAGGAGGTCCTCACCGAACGCGTCCACGTTGTTGCCCGCGCCGTTGGGTGTCGGGTCGAATAGCAGCTTGCCGTCGATCTGACGAAACCCGAAGCGTCGGCAATTGATCTGCTTGAAAAGCGCCGGGACGAGTAGCCCATCGTCGCTCTTCGCCCAGATGTTCTCCGAGTACGCGTAACCGAATGCGTTGCCCTCACCCACGAGGTGGGCGCACATCTCGCGAAAGGTGTCGCAACCCTTCAGCGCCTTCAGGCACGCGTCGCGGTACTTGCCGTCGCGCTTCTTCTTGCCCTCGGGCGGAATGATGTCGAAGGGCAACCCCGAGACGGCGAGCTCACGAGTCTGGAAGATCGACTGAACGTGGCCGCTCTTCTGGCGCGCCTCGTGGAACAGGTCGACCAGGCGCGCGGGGCGCCCGGCATCGGCTGACTGGAGGATCGCCGAAACCTGTGCCGGCGTGGAGTTCCCGCCGACTCGCTGGAACTGCAGCGAGAGCGCGACTTCGGCGACGACGGGATCGACGTACGATCGCTTCTTCTTCGAAGTCGTCGTCGACGCACCAGCGCGCACGACCGCACCCGTGCGTTTACCGGACATCGGAGCCTTTCCAGATCAGCGATAGTGAGCGACGATGCCAGAGGTGGAGGCTGCACCGGTAGAAAGCACGCGCCTTACCAAGGTCGGGTGAACCATGCCCGCAGCGAGGTTGAGCGTCACGGCAGACTGATCCGAGTGAGCGATCACCGAGTAGTTACCAGACGTAGCGACCGAGATAAAAGCCGAGCCGCCGGGCAGATCGTTGTTATCGTCCGGTGTCACGGCCCTTAGGGCGCTCGCAACGTTTGGAAGGCCGAGGCCTTTGACGCCCGCCATTGCTCAGTTGATGACTTGAGCGGTGATGTGAATGAAGCCGTTGCCCGCCGTGAAGGCGGAGGTGATGGCGTCGAAACGGAACGCGTCGCCCGCCACGAGCACGATGATGCCGTTGCTGCCGAGCTTGGCGCCGAGCGTGCCGCCCTTGTAGGGGCTGCCGGTCTGCACGAGGGTTGCCGCCACGTCACCAGCGGCGCCGCCCAAGAGGTCGCCCTTGGTGTTGTAGGCCGCGTTGGTGGAGCTGAGGCCGATGGCGCTCGAGGCACCGCCCGTCATCGACGCGATGATCTCCCAGTAGGCGCGCTCGAGCCGGAGCTTGAACCCGGTGGGGATGGTGAACAGCGCTGTCGCGTCGGCGGTACCGAACGCGAAAGGGAGCTTGAGGTCGACGATCGGGTCGACGCGCAGCCAGACGCCGCCCGCGGCATCACCCGGGGTGACGACGAGGTTTTGCGTGGCGTCGGCGGCCGTGCTCGCGAGGTTAAACATCCACTCGGAGCGGTCGGACGCGACCTTCACGATCATCCCGTCTTCGCGGGCCGCTTTTTGCACGAGCGCGAGCGTCGCGCGGTCGGCGACCGTGCCACCGATGCGGCGGGACAGTTCGCGAGCTGCACGATCGCCGTATTTCAGGGCACCAACTGAAGCGAGCATGAGTGTTTCCTTTTGTGGTCAACCGAAGCCGCGGCCCTCATAGGAACCCCAGCGCGGCTCTTCTTCTGCGAATTCTTCTTCGTCGTCGGACTCGATTGGAGTCGCGGCGCCGGAATAGATGGCGAGTAGCGCCGCATCGGCCCTGTCCGGCGAACGCCCGATGCGCTTCTTGGTCTCGCTCTTCTTCTCGACCTTGTTGCGCCCCTTGATGTCCGGCGCGTACGTCGGCGCCACGAGCTCGCTTTCGAGCTTGGGGTCCGGGTACATCGAGCCGCCGGCGGCGAAGAATGCCCTCCCGCCAAACCAGAGCTCGTCGCGAACGACGGGGTACTTTTCCGGATCGCTCGACTCGCCAGCGAAGTTGACTTCGATGATCTCGACGAATTGCCCAAGCTCACCGAGCTCGCCGGAGTCGCGTAGCGTGCGGAGCTGCTCGGCTACCGGCTCGCCGAAGCCGCCAGTGCAGTCGAGCTTGATGCGTACCCGTTGCCCGCGCGTCCAGAGCGCCCCGAGGCACTGAACGACCATGCCGGCGACGGCGATTGAGTTGTAGCCGTTGACGACGGCTTTGATGCCGCGCTCTTTTTCGAACCAGGCCGGGCTGTAGAGCCGCGTGCCAATTCGACCAGCGCAGGCGGAGTCGTCATCACCGAAGCGGGCGACGTCGACGCCGAGCTCGAGCGGCGCGGTTTCGTCTTCGGTGTCGTCCCAGCGCATCCGCGCCAGCTCGACCAGGCCGAGACCGATGACCGCGTTTGCGACGTTCTTCGGGAAGTCGCCGAGCACGCGCACCGCGTACGCCGCCGAGTCTTTCCCGTAGTCGCCGGCGATCTCTTGTTCGAACTCGCGGTCAGCAAGCCCAGGGACGACCTGCCGATCTTCGACGAAGTTCGGGGTGTCGCAGCTGGAAATCTTGTCGAGGTCCCACCCGTCGCGCCGTTCGTTGAACGCGTCGTAGAACCAGCCGGAGGTCTGCGTCGGGTTGCCGAGCGCGAGCACCTTGCCGCCGCCGGCGCGGATCCCCTGGAGCGCCTCCCACACGTCGCGGGGCACGCCGCTCGCCTCGTCTACGACGACGAACACGGCCGGGCCACCAGGCCCAGAGACCTTGTCGGCGCTCGACGCCGTGAAGCCGAATAGCTCGCGCCCGTCGTCCCAGCGAATGCCCGTCTCGGGCTCGAGCGCTGGCTCGGGCATGATCTCCCGCAGCCGCGGTGAGTCTTGCCAGAAGCGGCGGATCTCGAACCAGAGCGCCTTCTTGACCTGCCGACTCGTCGGCGCCGTCAGGATGCCGCGCGCCATCGAGCGCGTGCACGCCCACCAGATGGCCAGGCCAGCCGCAAGCTTGCTCTTGCCTACCTTGTGGCCGCTGCGGCGCGCCACGCGCCGGCATTTCACGACCGCGCAAGCGGCTTTGCGCTGTGCCTCCCAGAGCTGGAACGGGGCTGCCGCCCCGAGCATGTCCTTGCAAACGAGGTAGTCGCGGCAGAACCCCTCGGGGTCGTCCGCGTACTCGCGCAGGATTGAATCGAAAGTGAGCGTCGGCTCAGTGGATAGGGCCTGTTGGTCCCGCGCCTTCTTGGCCTCCAGGCTCGCTAGCGTCGCCCTCGCTATCGAGGCGAGCGAGTTCCGTGCAGACGCTGATGAGGACCGCGCTGAGATCACCCTCCGCACATACCCGGGCGTAGACTTCGGGGTCGGCGCAGACACGATTCAATGCGTCAAGCATCAGCCGGTTCGACTCGTCGACCTCGTGCTTGATGCGTTGGCTCCAGCGGCTGGGCACTCGGCGGCTCAGAACTTCCAAGGCGGCTCGAGCGGGGCCGAAGCTCCAGCCCTTGCTGTCGCCGGCGACGATGGTCGCACGCGCCTTCGACTCGAACACGTCACGCGCACGCGCGATTGCCGTCCGGTAATTGGCGTCGCGGTTCAGCCACTCGTAATGCGTCGAGCGACCTATTCCGTGCACACCCGCCGCGACTTCCGGTGTGTCACCGCCGCGAACGAGCGCCGCAATCTTCTTGAGCAGCGTGGGTGTCAGCAGCGTTGGTCGCCCTGGTCCGACCCGCTTGCCCTTGGTCTTCGTCTTCCGACGCGCCTTCATCGGCCCCACCGACCCATGTGCTGGGCGAGCCTGAACTCGACCTCGATCTCCCGTCGAAGGCTCGAAGGTGATCTCGGGACTGCGACCTTGCGTGGCTCAGGAGGAACCAACCTCCGATGCACACCTGCCACATATGTGTAGATGCGGAGTTTTTCGTTTTCTACGCTTTCCACGTTTTCTACGCTTTCCACGTTTTCACGCGCCAAGGCGCCGATAAGCCTCAGGAAACGCCGCCAGCAGCTGATCGCGCGTTGTCACCCATCGCCCTCTGCGCTTGCGCGCGCCCTTCTCCTTTTTCAGAACGTATCTGATGGTTTGGATGTCCTCGCCAACGAGGTCGGCCACGTCGCGCATGGTGAAATACAATTTATTTTCGGCCGCGCTTTTGCTCATCGGTTTTTCACCTGTGCTGCGATGTAGGTAGCGGCGCCGTCGAGGCCGCTGGAGCGCATGCGGTCGTGCAATCGGACCACCGCCTCGCGGCCCTCTTGCTCGCGTTGCACGTCGCGCTTGTTTGGTCTGCAAGTGGTGGCGCCGGCGATCACCCAAAGCCGGGACGCTCGCAGGTAGAGCTGGTGCGCTTGCTCGGCAGCTTGCAGCAGCAGCTTCCGCCGGTAGGGGTCAGGGTGCTTCCGTTCCTCCTCGACCTCCGAGTCGAGGCGCTCGGTCACGGTTAGGTCGATTGGTGGACGCAGCGCTTCGTGTTGGCTTCGTTCAACCGCGGAATGGGGAAGCCAGCCGCGGCGACCGCTCAGCTCCGCGCGGCGCTTCTCTTTGCGCCACTGCCGTTCCCACAGCTCCTCGACCATCGAGGCGCGTGCTGGGTCAGCAAACGCGATGTCACCCGTCGCGGGTCGTGGGTTCACCCAGGCGCCGGGCGCGGCCTTCTTCGCCACCCGCTTCGAACCCTTCAGCTTCGCCATTTGCGCG